TCAGTTGAGAACCCTGCACTAGTTAAATATGTTTTTAAATCTGTTAATGCTACTTGTTTCATTGTACCATCATCATTGGTAACTAATCTATCTGCATCTGCTAAAGTTGTAGATGTTGCAGATGTGTTACCATCTATTATATTTATTTCCGTAGCAGTAGCAGTTACCCCATCAAGTATATTTAATTCTGATGCAGTTGCTGTTACACCATCTAATATGTTTAATTCAGAAGCTGTTGCAGTTACACCATCTAGAATATTAAGTTCTGAAGTTGTTGCAGTGACTCCATCCAATAAATTTACTTCTGTAGCTGTTGCAGTAATTGCTACATCTTCGTTAAGTTTTGGTGACGTTAATGTTTTGTTTGTTAATGTTGCAGTTGAACTTGTTGAAACTAATTTTGCATCACCACCAGTGCTTGGTAAAGTTAAAGTGTTTGAGGCACTTTCCGAGTGAGGTGCCGCTTGTAATGTTTGTGCGTGAGCATTAGACGATTCACAATAAAATTTAATTTGAGCAACACTACCTGTTCCAGTTCTAATATCTATTAATCCATCAGATACAGATACACCACCAGAACTTCCATTACCATCCATGATAACTTTACCAGTTCCATTAGGTAATAAATCTATGTTTGCATTAGAAGTAGTAACTATATCGTTACCATTCATATCTAGATCGCCACCTAGTTGTGGAGTAGAGTCACCAGATAAATCTGTTAAACCACCAACACTACTAAAAATACTTGCAATAGAAACTTTCTTTAATGTAGATGCACTATTGTCTCTTAGTAATAATTGGTCGTTAGAATTATCTATACCAGATGATATTGCAGTTTGAGATGAAATAAGTTTTTCACTTACCGCACCCTCTTGTAAAATACTGTGAACTTCATCACTGCCATCAACATAAATAATATCTTTTTGACCAGTTAGTAAAGTAACTGTTTCTGCTCCACTTCCTGCTGTGCATACAACTGAATCATCAGAGCCATTTACTATGTAATATGTTTTTTGTTTATTAGGAAAAGTTATAGTTCTTGATGTGCCCGGAGAGCCTGTAAATTTTATTACAGCGTGTCTACCATTGTTATCTGCTGTTCCATCAGCAAAAGCTAAAGTAACATTGCCAGACGCAACACTAACCTCTACATATCCACCTATTGCATCATCAAGTAAATCTATGAGTTGTTCGTTGAGTACGTCACCCCAACTTCCAATATTTTCACCATCAGCTTGTTTTACAAATCCTAATTGTGTGTAAGCATTAGCCATTTAATTTGCCACTCCTATTGTCCATGTTTCGTCTCCGGCAGATGTCGTATCTATCAAAGACCATAATTTTACTGTGCCTGTAGCACCTGTTCCAGATATACCAGAAACAGTGTTTACTGTTGCTGTCCCTGTAATATTTGCAGATAAATCTGCTAAACTTATTCTTAAATTGTCGTATCCCACTTGTAACACTAAAGCACCACCAGACGCTTGTTCACTACCAAGAGCAAGAGTTGCGGCAATTCCTGTTTCTGATAGAACAATTCCATCATTCCATCCGTCATCACCATACGCACCTGCGTTCCATCCACCAGTGCCCGAAGCCATTAACTAATCCTAATTAATGCTGTATTATGTGCGGCTGTTGGAAATTGTATTTGAAAAGTTCCGTTAGAAGAAGAAAAGTCCGATCCGAAATCTAACACTGCTATAGCGGCATTTGATTTACTATTATTGTATATTAATGCTCCTCTTGCAGTAATTGTTGCAGATGTAAAACTTGGATCTGCCGCATCAAAAAATGCAACTGAATTAGATGTATCTAAGGTAACAGATTGTGAAGATAATGTTGTACCTCCTGCTGTATACCCTGTACCACTTACTTCATTAGAAGTTGTATATGCTGATGTGGTTGCATCTAACGATGCACTTGATGTGTATAATGCTATTTTTATTGTGTCTCCACCATTACCTAGGTTTTGAGCACCATCTAAACAATCTTGTTTAAATACGTTAGTCAGTGTTTGAGTAATTGCCATTTTTTTCCCCCTATGTACTCATTGGTTTAAGATAGTTCTCTCCCATGACATTAGAGGGAGAAGAAAAATCGTCTCTTCGTCTTCTTCTTGCTTGATTATTAACTGCTTCTACGGCTTCTTTGTACCTTTGAGTATAAATTGCGTAGTCCTCTCTACTTTTTGTAAAAGTAGATGCTTCCATTAAACAACCATAAAGTAGTAAATCTTGTGCATTTTCTGTTAACCAGTTTGTTGTATTTGAACTAGATAACTCTGCTAATCTTCTTGAATATGTCATTTCTATGTTAAATGCTGTGCTAGGCGTTGGTGCAACTAATATTGCAGTGTCTGTATAATTAGACCAATATTTAGGTGTCCCTGTGCTTGTAGATGTCGGCCAATAATCATAAATAAATTCATCTGTTCTTTTTTCTAAAAATACTCTTTTAGAATCTCCATCAATTAATAAAAAATGAAATATAATTTTTGCATCTATAGGTTTACTTACAAATCTATCTCCTACATTAAAAGAAGAATTAGCTACTTCATGGAAAGCATATGGATCTATATCTCTTGCTATTCTTTGTTCTGCTAAAGAAATAAAAGTAGCTGTCTCATTAGCAAATTCTGTGCCATCATTTTCCATCCAATCTTTAATATCTTGCGTTAATGTAGAAAAAGTCATTGTAGCCATAATTAACCTACATCATCTATTAATGCCGCTACTATAACATTAGCACTTGCATCACCTGCATCACCAATATCAGAGCTTATTGCATGTATGTCAGCTACAGTTGCATTTGGTAATCTACAAAACCAAGATTGTTCTGGCCCTACAAATATTCCATCAGCTAAATTGAATGCGGCTGTTCCTGCATCTATTGATATTACTATACCATCAGATGTGCTTGTATTTTTTACGAATAAAAATTTAACTTTGTCTGAAGTAGAAACAGCAGAAGGTGCAGTGTCTTGATCAACAGGTGTGTAATCAATAAAATTACCTGCAATTAAATCTGCACTTGTAGTTGTTACACTTGTAAGTTTATAATACCATTTATCGTTAGCATCATCTGGTGTAACAATCATAGAACCATTAATAACTTTTGCTATTTCATCTGGTAATAATGTTGCTTTTAAAGATATAGTTGCGTCATCAGCCATTATTTTTTACCTTCTTTTTTTAATCTTTCTTCTCGTTCTTCGTATTTTTTTATCTCTTCTGGTGAAGGAGTACGGATGTAACCCTTCTTTGGATTCTTTACGATAGCCATCTTTATTGGCTTTGCTACAGCATCTGTCATTTTAACCCTTTTTTATTTTAAATTCTAAACCCTGTACGGGTACTACTACACTTTTATTTTTGTTCGATGTTGAAGTGTTTCCAAAGTTGTCCAGTGTAACGATATTGTCCCACATGGCTAAGGCTTGATCCGATGTCTGCGTAGATTTTTCCTCCGATTTTTTGCCATCTTCTTGAGAAGGCATAGTCTTCTGATAAGTATCTTCCATCTTCATCTTTCATTGTATCAAAAAACAAATATGTGTTTTCTGAATTAAATTCTTTTCCATTTAATATTTGATCTGAAACATATTTTAAATCTTGATATGCTTCTTTCATCTTAATTAAACATTCTCTTTTAATTAACATGAAACCTGTTGCGGCATCTAATACTTCTGCAAATCCTTTATCAATTTTAATTTCTTTTTTATCAGAAAAATTTAGTACATAAGGATGACATAAGTTTTTGTAATCTTTTTCATTTTTTACAAGTTCCTCCATCATATTCCAACTAATTAATTTCATTGGATATGGAGCACAGATTACATCTTTATCATACTCAAAATATCTTTTAAGATTTTGTGGTGTGAAACCTATGTCAGCGTCTATAAATAATAAATGCGTAAACTTTTCATTATCTAAAAAATTAGCAACTAAAGTATTTCTAGCTCTCGTTACTAATGATTCATGTCCTAGTGTTTGTATGTTTAGTCCAATTTTATTTTCTAAACACCAATTTTGTAACTCAAGAATACCATGAAAGTAATCTTCTGTTAACATTCCACCATAACAAGGTGTTCCTACGAATAATTCTATTTTAGCTGACACTTACAGATTCATTACCTAAACTAGCAGATAATGTCAAGGCTGTAGCTTTAGGAACAGCGTTATCACTTTTAAAAGTAGATGGAAAAGATTTAGCAGTATGTCCTAATTGTTTTTGTAAACTATTAAGAATACCATTTTCCATCTGTGGAACTGGATCTAAATCTACAGGTGGTCTAGCATCTTTTAATGCGATAGCATCACCTTTGTGTTTTATTGGGTCTAATTGTGGATGTTTAGACTCAAACTCAGATTTATGTACAAAAGAACCATTCCATTCTTTTTTCATTTCTGTGTAAGGAAATGCATGTCCACTTCTATCAGAAATGGCCTTTGCAAACTTACCTCTTGCATATGCCATAATTAATAACTTGATAAAACGGGCATAATTCTTAGATCTACTTTTTCTCTATCTTCAGTAGCCGCCCTATCAAACTCCTCTTCGTAAATAAATTTTAATTCTTGTCTTCTATTCATTTCTATTTGTGGTCTTTTTAAACTTAAATAGTATGCTAAACCACTTATCAAGCATGGGTAAAATCTATCTGGCACATCTATATCTTCATTAGAAGCTGTAATATCTTCTACTTTTTTACTTCTTCTAAACTTAAAAACATCCGTGGAATCATCTGGCGTAGGATATAAAAATATAACTGGTGCCGCCCTTTGTCTATCTAAAAAGTATTGTGAAGGTTGACCTTTAGATGTTTTATTAGGTATTTCTAAATAATCTTCTCTACTTATTCTGGTTAAATTTATATCTGTTGTATCACCAGATACAGTTGTTTGTAAAACTGCCTCTAAAATATCTACAGTTCCTGCATCTAAAGTATAAGATGCTGTTCCTTCTGTTAAAGAAACTGTTTGTTCATCTGTAGACCATAACAAAACACCTCTGTTTGTCCAATCTCTTAACATTATGTTTAAGGATCTTCTAGCACTTAGAACTTCTTTACCAAGTTGAGGTTCGCCACCTATTCGTGCAAATGCCTCATCTATAATTTCATCTACTTTTAATGCAAAAGATCTAGTGCCAGAAGTTGCCATGTTAATATGTTTTTGATAATTTTAAAATAATTGTGTAGTGATCGCCATCAGTGTGTCCTGTAGTTGTTAATAGTAAATCACCATTAATTCCAGAACCTGCGTTATTAGTTATACCACCAAAATCTCTAAAGTCCATGTAACCTTGTGATGTGTGTGCTCCATTACTACCTAAAACTTTACAAATTACATTAGAACTAGCGTTCCAAAGTAAATCTACTCGCATACCAAATATATCGTAATATATTTCTTCTACATTTACTCTTGAACATGCATCTCCGTTTGCACTTTTAGCCAACGCTGATACATCAACTTTAGTAACTGCACTTTCACCAGAGCCATCAGATATGTTTGTTAGTTTTACAAGTATGTTTTTAGCACCAACATTATCACCTATTGTTTGTGAAGTTACTGCATCAGCCATTCTTTCCTCCTAATAAAAATAATTTAGCCTCACTCCTCAATACTAAGAGGAGTAAAGCTAGTTTGTTACTAAAGATCATCTTTCTACTGCCGCCATGATAAAATCAAGTGTCATAGTTTTAGCCGCAGCCGCACCATTTTGGATACCGAAAGATACTGTTAGTTCTTCGTTATCTGGCACGTTAGTTAAAGTAGTTTGTTCTGCAACGATAGCGTCATCTACGAATATTCTGAAGCTACCACTTCCATTGTTACCTTTCGGATCATAATGGAAAGCAACATCTACAAAAGTGTCATCAGACAAAGTAGCTATTGCTGTGTTGTCAGTTTGTGTTGAATCTTTTTCAATGTGAAAATCTAGATTAGCATCACCATCATCTTTTTGGAAAAAGATACCATCAGTTGTTGCTAATGGAGATGTATCAGTAATTTGTAATCCCATTACAATATCTGATTGCGTTGCATCGTTAACTTTAAAACGAGCTTTAAAAAACATATTCTTTGTTGAATCGTATTTAAAAGACTCTCCTTTTAATTGAAAAAAGTCATGATCGTTATCAGCATCGTCATTTGTAATTAGTAATGCTCCGCCTGCTAAAGAAGTTAATGCTTCTGA